GACCCCACCCTTGGCGGCCTCACGGCCGAGACCCGGGTGCTGGGCGGGTCGCGGCCTCCCGGTGAGGTCGAGACCGCCGGCGGGCGTCTGCTCGGCTGCGCCCTCGAGGTGGAAGTGCTGGCCATGTAGCCATGTCCGAGCGACCCCTGTTGTCCGTGATCGTCCCCACCGTGGGGCGCCCCTCCCTGGAGCGCACCCTGCGCTCCCTGCTCGAGCAGCGCTGCTGGCTGCGCTGGGAGGCCGTCCTCGTCGGCGACAGCCACGCCGGCACCTGGACTGCGCAGCTGCCCCTGGCGCGCGAGCTGGCCCGGCGGCACGAGCGCTTCGTCTACACCGAGCACGACGGCGGCGTCCACGCCTGGGGCCACCCCCAGCGCAACCACGGGGCCACCGTCGCGAAGGGCCGCTACCTCTGGTGGCTGGGGGACGACGACATCGCCCTCCCCGGCGCCTTCCACGCCATCCAGGAGGCCGTCCTGCGCCGCAACCCGGAGCCGGACGCCGACCCGCGGGTGTACCTCTTCCGCTGGATCGCGCCGTGGAAGCAGGTGCTCTGGCACACGGCGGGCTACCTGGGCGAGGAGCCCGGGCACATCGACGCCGAGATGATCGTCTGCCCCAACGTGCCGGAGCGGCTGGGCACCTGGACGAACCGCTACCAGGGCGACTACGACTTCATCTGCGAGACGGCGCACCGCTGGGGCGGCCCGGAGCGCGTCGTCTGGCAGCCGGAGGTGATCGCCCAGGCGCAGCCCAGCGAGGCGGAGGACTGGACGCGCCCGGTGGGCGAGGCGCCTCCGGTGTACGCCCGGGTCGTGGTGCAGACGACGCTGGTGCCCCGCGTCTTGGGCGCCGTGGGGGTGCCGGCGTGAACCCCCACCCGTACCGGATCAATTTGGGCGCGGGGCAGTACCGGCTCAACGACTGGTGGAACGTCGACGCCGACCCGACCACGCCGGCGGACGCCCACTACCGCTTCCCGCCCATCGACGCCTCGGACGAGAGCGTGGACGAGATCTACGCCGGGCACGTCCTGGAGCACTTCGAGCCGGACGAGGCGGCGCGGTTCCTGGCGGAGTGCCGCCGGGTGCTCGTCCCCGGGGGCCGGCTGGGCGTGGTGGTGCCCAACGTGCGCAAGGTGCTGGCCCACTACGTGGCCGGCGACCACACCGAGGTGGAGGTGCCCGCCGGGGTCTACTGGAACCTGGACAGTTTGGAGGCGGTCAACGCCGTCTTCCTCTACAGCACCATCCAGGAGAGCCGGCACCGCTGGGGCTACGACGCCCACACCCTGTGCAAGACCCTGGAGCGGGCCGGCTTCCATGTGGAAGACGCCATCCGCCCCGATGACCCGAGGCTGTCCGTGCCCAGCTGGTGGGACCTTGGCTACCACTGCATCAAGCGGGAGCGCCGGACGTGAGGCTGCTGGTGTGTCACCCCGGCGCGACCTGGGCGACCCACGACGTCCACACCGGGCTGTGCGCGGGGCTGCGGGCCGCCGGGCACGACGTCGTCGAGTACGCCCTGGGCGGGCGCCTGCGGGCGTCCCGGGTGTACCTGGAGTGGCTCTGGCGGCAGCAGGCCCGGCACGGGGGGCCGCTGAAGGACGTGCGCCCCACGCCGGCCGACGCGCAGTACCACGCCAGCCAGGAGGCGGTCACCCGGGCCCTGCGCCACGACGTGGACTGGGCGCTGGTCGTCTGCGCCGCCTACTTCCACCCGGACGCCGCCGAGCTGCTGCGCCGGGCGGGCGTCCCGGCGGCGGTCGTCTTCACCGAGAGCCCCTACGACGACCCGGAGCAGGCGGCGGTGGCGCCCCGCTACGCCGTCTGCTTCACCAACGAGCGCGCCAGCGTCGGCCGCCTGCGGGCGGCGAACCCCACCACCCACTACCTGCCGGCGGCCTACGACCCGGCGGCGCACGGCCCCCACCTGAACGGCAGCGCCCCGGCCCACGACGTCGTCTTCGTGGGCACCGGCTTCGGCAGCCGGGCGGCCCTGCTCTCCGCGGTGGACTGGACCGGCATCGACCTGGGCCTCTACGGCGCCTGGGAGGACCTGCCGGCGGGCCACCCGCTGACCCCCTTCGTCCGCCAGGGGCTGGTCGACAACGCCCGCGCGGGCCAGCTCTACCGGCACGCCCGCATCGGGCTGAACCTGTACCGGTCGGCCGGGGACGTCCCGGCGGAGAGCCTGAACCCCCGGGCCTACGAGCTGGCCGCCGACGGGGTGTTCACCCTCACCGAGCCCCGGGCGGAGGTGGCGGAGCGGTTCGGCGACCGGGTGGCCACCTTCGCCGGCGCCGCCGACCTGGGGGCGCGGGTCCGCCGCCTCCTCGAGCACCCGGACGACCTGGCCCGCGCGGGCCGGGCGCTGCCCGCCGCCGTGGCGGACGCCACCTACACCCACCGGGCGGAGCGCCTGGTGGCGCACTTGCGCTGAAGGAGCAGACCAGTGGGCATGTACCACGCGCGGGACGCGGCCATCTACATCAGCACCAGCGCCAGCGGGACGGCGTCGAACCTGCTGACCATGACCGCCTGGACGATGGACCGCTCCACCGCCCGGGTGGACGTGACCAACTTCGACAGCACGAACCAGGAGGAGATGCAGGGTTGGCCCGCCCTCCGGGGGACGTTCGAGGGCTTCTGGAACAGCGACGAGACCAAGCTGTTCGCCGCCTCGAACTCCCCGGACGGGGTCAAGATGTACCTCTACCCGAGCAAGCGCATCCCCAGCAAGTACGTCGCCTGCACCGCCTGGCTGGACGCCTCGATGGAGGCCCGGACGGACGGGGTGGCCCGGGTGCGGGGCACCTACTCCGCCTTCGGCTCCGGCTCGGTGGTCAACCTGTAGGGGCTAGGGGGTGCCGGCCGCGCCGCCCCGCTGCTCCAGGTGCTGCAGGCTGGTCCGGATCTCCTTGAGGAGGGCCACCTGCTCCGACTGCTTCCAGTACCACGTCCAGAACTCCCGCAGGATGAAGAACACGACCAGGGCGACGAACGAGAGGGCGGCGATCCACGCGAGGGCCTGCAAACCATCAATATGCATGGCTCGAACGTACCCGCCCCCGGCGGCCGTTGGGGGCGCCCGTACGCGCCCCGTGCGGGGCCGTACGGGACTGTTCGGCGCGCCCAGAGGAGGGGGCACCCGGTGACCACGAACGGGGCCGTTACGGCCCAGAAGCGCGCCCGCTTCGCCAGCGGGGCGGCCGTCAAGCTGCCGCTGTCCGACGGGGACTGGGTGCTGGTGCGCGAGGAGCTGTCCTACGGGCAGCAGCGGCGCCTCGCCGCCGCGGGGCTGACCGGGATCGACCAGGCCGCGGCCGCGGGCGAGCGCCTCAAGGTCGACCTGGCCGCCTACGACCTGGAGCGCCTGGCGCTGTGGGTCCTGGACTGGAGCCTGCGGGACGCCGACGGCGACCCCGTGGTGGTCTCCCGGGAGGCCATCGAGAACCTGGCCCAGGAGACCGCCGCGGAGCTCAACGCGGCCCTGGACGCCCACATCGAGGCGCAGGAGGGAAAAGCGGCCCCGGCACCGGCTGGTGGGACCAGACCCGCAGCGACCTCGCCGTCTGCAAGGCGTTCGGCTGGAGCTGGGACGCCCTGATGGCCACCCCCGGCGCGGTGGTGCGGGCCGCCGTCGCCCTGCTGAACGACCAGGCCGAGGCCGCCGACGCGGCCGCGCGGGGACGGGGCTGACGTGCCCACGGCCGGGGAGCTCACCATCGTGCTTGAGGCCCAAGACCGGGCCTCGGCGCAGCTGCAGCAGGTGGGCGCCCAGGTGGCGCGCCTCGAGCGGCAGGTGGAGGGCGTCCAGCGCAGCACCCGCGGCGGCGGGCTGCTGGGCGCCCTGACCGGGGGCCTCGGCGTGGGCGCCGGGCTGCAGGCGGTCAACCAGGCCATGGGGGCCATGGGGGGCGCCGTCCGCTTCATCACCGAGAGCGTCTTCGACCTCAACAGCAGCCTGGAGCGCACGGTGACCACCTTCGAGCAGGTGACCGGCTCGGCGGCGGCCGCCCGGGACGTGGTCACCGCCCTGCGGGCCGAGGCGGCCCGCAGCCCCTTCACCGAGCAGGAGACGTTCCGGGCCGGCACCGCCCTCATCTCCGTGGCCGAGCGGTCGACCGAGTCGGTGGTCAAGCTCGTCCGGGCGGCCGAGGTGCTGGCCACCATGGACCCGGCCCAGGGGTTGGAGGGGGCCGCCTTCGGCCTGCGGGAGGCCCTCGGGGGCAACCTCGAGAGCCTGGCCCAGCGGTTCGAGCTCTCCACCGCGTCCATCCGGCGCCTCATCGCCCAGGGGCTGACCCCCCTGCAGGCCATCCTGGCCGAACTGCGGGTGCGGGGCTTCGGGGAGGAGTCCATCGAGCGCTTCGGCCGGACCCTGGAGGGCCGCCTGTCGACCCTCCAGAGCTTCGGGAACGAGCTCCGGCAGCGCCTCGGCGCGGGCCTGTTCGCGTCGGTCAGCGACGGCCTGGGGCGGCTGGTGCGCCTGATCGAGGTCTACGGGGACCGCGTGCGCGACTGGGCGGAGGCGGTGGGCGCGGTCATCGGCGGCCTGTTCCAGCGCCTCGCGGCCCGGTTCCTGGAGCCGGTGCTGGGCCTGCTCGACCGGCTGGCCCCCGGCTTCCGGGAGGTCTTCCAGGCCGTCACCGCCGAGGCCGCCCCGGCGGTCGCGCAGCTGGAGCAGGCGGGGCAGGCGACGGAGACGCTCGAGGTCCGCCTGGGGCGCCTCGGGGTCGCCGCCGCCGAGGTGCAGTTCGAGGCCGACCGGGTGCGCGGGCGGTACGAGGACCAGCTCGAGCCCCTCCAGCGCCAGCTGCGCCTGCTCCAGCAGTCCGCCGACCTCCAGCGGGTGCAGAACGCCCTGGCCACCAACCGGGCCACCGTGGAGGGCCTGCGCCTGGAGCGGGAGGTCGCCGCCCTGCAGCGGGCCGCCCGGGGGCAGGAGGACCCGAACGCCCCCGGGCTGACCGCCCGGCAGCGGGCCATCGCGCTCGCCCTCCAGGAGCGCCGGCTGCGCCAGGAGGAGCTCGGGCTGACCGAGCAGCAGCGCCCGGCGGTGCAGTCCCTGGAGCAGCAGATCGCCGCCCTCCGGGAGCAGCAGCGCCAGGCCCTGGCCCCGCTGGAGCGCCAGCTCGCCATCCGCAAGGAGGAGATCGACTGGCTCCAGCTGCAGCGGGACAAGCAGAAGCAGACCACCGACGAGCTGGCCGCGGGCGTCGGCCGGGCCAACGAGGAGTGGAAGAAGCTCAAGAACGACCCGGAGACGCTCCAGAACGCCCGCCAGCGCGGCCAGGAGCTCGCCGACGAGTGGGTGAAGGGCTACGAGGACTGGGTGAAGGCGCACGGGGGGAGCGTCTGGGGCGCGCTCTGGACGACCTTCAAGCAGTGGTACGACGGCGGCGGCAAGGCGCAGCTCCAGCAGATCTCCAACGACATCGGCACCGACGTCGCCACCGCCGTCGCCGACACGCTGGAGGCGACCCTGACCGCCCGGCTCCGCGCCTTCTTCAAGAACGGCGACCTGACGAGCTTCCTGGGCGGGTTCCTGCCGGGCGTGTCCCCCGCCGGCAGCGCCCTGCCCCGGGTGGCCGGCGACGCGCAGGCCGTCGGCACCGCCGGGCTGACCATCGACTTCGGCCCCGGGGCCATCACCATCGGCGGCGTGAACGACCCCGGCGTCGGGGAGCGGCTCAAGGCCGCCCTGACCGCCTTCCTGACCCAGTTCGTCCTCACCGGCATGGGCACCGACCCGGGCGCCGCCCCCAGCCTGCAGGGCGCCGGGAGGGCCCCCTAGATGCCCCGCGCCACCTTCGCCGGCGTCACCTTCGACCTGCTCCTCAGCGGCCTCGACGACCGCCACGAGGGCAACACCAGCGTGCGCGAGGTGCCCGGGGGCGACCACCACTACGTCGACCTGGGCGGGCCCCTGCTGCAGCGCCGCGCCGTCCAGATCAAGGTGGACAGCGAGGCGGACTACCTGACCCTGGCCGCCCTCCCCGGCACCGCCGGCGCCGCCGGGACGCTCACCCACCCCGCCGAGGGGGCGCCGCGGGCGGTCGTGTTGCTGTCCGTCGGCCGAACCTGGCGCAAGGGCACCGGCCCCCAGCTCTGCCGCACCGAGTGGGTCTATACGGAGCCCCCGGCGTGACCGCCACCGTCCGCACCACCACCCTGGGGGTCTACGTCCACGACGGGACGGACTGGCAGTACGACGCCAGCGCCTACGCCGCCGTCTGCTCGTTCGGCTTCGACCAGCGGGTGGCCGAGGCCACCGTGCGGCGCACCGGCGGGGGCGCGGTGGCCGTCAACTACTGGAGCCGGATCGAGATCCGCATGGGCTGCACCCCGGGCGCGGGGGAGGCCGTGCGCTTCAACGGCTACGTCGTCCCGGTGGACAACCAGCTCTTCCCCGTCGAGGCCACGCTGGTCTGCAAGGGGAACCTCTACCGCGCGCAGTGGGTGCGCAACCAGCAGCCCGACGGCACCGACCTGGCCGGCCCCGCCGGGACGAGCGACCAGGCCCAGGTGATGGCCGTCCTGGACTACTGCGGGGTGCCGTACACCGCCGCCAACATCGGGGGCACCGGCAAGGCCCTGGGCTCGGTCTACAACGGCGACCCGGCCGACGTCTTCACCGCCGGCCCGTGGTGGTGGGCGGAGGGGGAGCCGGGCCTGGCCTGCATCGAGCGGGTGGACGAGGTCAGCGTGCCCGACGCCGCCACGGGGCGCTACCGCACCTTCGAGACGCTCGGGGGCGACGTCTTCCGCATCCCGCTGGCCACGGCGCCCAAGACGACGCCGGACTTCGCCTTCACCGAGGGGGTCGACGTGCTGGAGGCCCGCATCACCCGCGACCCCGCCGGGGCGGCCAACAAGGTGACGGTGAACGGGGCGCCGCTGCCCATCGGGAGCCTCCCCGGCGTGATCGGCACGGAGACGTTCACCGCCGGGACGTCGGCCGCCCCCTACCTGCCCCCCGGGCTGCCCGACGGGCCCGACGGCTGGCCGGCGGTGGGGATGGCGTTCTCGTCACCCCTGATCGAGAAGTCCGAGGTCGCCGACCCCGGCGACGTGGTGGCCTGCGAGGCGGTCGCCCAGTTCCTCCTCGCCGAGTACAACTGCGTGCTGGACACCCTGGAGTTCTCGACCCCGCGGGACGACCTGCTGGGGCCGGGGCAGACCATCCACCTGCACAGCCCCCGGCTGGGGATCACCGCCCCCGACCAGCACTACTGGCTGCAGCGCCTGGAGGTCACCCTGGACGAGCGGGGCGCGTTCACCCAGCGGCTGACCTGCGTGCGGCGGAGCTGAGGATGGCCGACGGCGTCGGGACGGAGCAGCTCGCGCCCCTGGCCCGCATGTGGCGCAGCGTCTACACGAAGGCCGCCGAGGTGGCGGAGGCCCGCACCCAGGAGCTGCTCAAGTACCACGTCTACGTCTACCCCCACGGCGAGGGCGGTGGGGGCGGGGGGGCGGGGCTGGTCGAGCTGGGCCGGGCCGTGGCCACCGCCGGGCAGAGCGACCTGCGGGTGCCGGCCAGCGGCGCCCTGCCCACGGGGTACAGCGGGCTGACCGTGGTCGCCACCGGGCGCAACAACAGCGCCACCGTGACCCAGAACACGGACGTCTACCTCTTCTTCAACGACGACGTCGACTACAGCACCTACAACTACCGCTACCTGGAGGGCACGGCCACCGGGACGGTGGTGACCGGCAACAGCCCCGGGTCGGCCGCCCTCAACCTCGGCCTGGCCCCCGCCCTGAACGCGGCGGAGCCCCAGACGGTCTGGAGCCTGAGCGGGGCCCTGCCCCTGCACGAGGGCACGGCCCTGCCCAAGGCCGGGCAGTTCCTCTCCGCGGGCCTGCGCCAGGCGGCCCAGGGCCCGTTCGTCCGCACCACCATGGGGGTGTACGCGCCCAGCCCGGCGGTGCCGATCACCAGCGTCCACCTGCGCTGCCTGTCCCCCGGCTGGCGCGCCGGCGCCGTCTTCGTCGTCTACGGCCACGGCCCGGCCACCGGCGGCGGGGGCGGCGCCGGGGCCGACGTGGTCATCACCACCGACGCCTCGCTCACCGCCGCCGAGTCCCCCGCCAACACCTTCGCCCTCGCCGCCCGGCTGTCCCCCGACGCCGGGAACGCCCTGGCCCTCCGCGCCAACGGGCTCTACGCCACGGACACCGGCAGCGGCGGCGGGGGCACCGGCAACACCACCATGTACACCCAGACCGGGACGCCCACGGGGGCCACGAACTCCCTGTGGTTCAACCCCAGCGAGAGCGCGTAGCGTGGGTACACTGGAGGCGCCATGAGCGACCTGGCCGGCAGCACCGCCCCGCAGCCCGCCGGGGGCGCCAGCGCCACCGGGCTCACCGCCGGCGCGTCGGCGCCCGCGGCCGCGGCCGGCGCGTCGGCGCCGCGGGCGGCGGGCGGCGGGGGCACCGCGGTCGGGGCGCTGCTGGCCGGGCTCACCGGCGCCGGCGCCGCCGCGGGGAGCACCGGCTGGGAGCCCAACGGCGGGGCGACGGTGCTGGGGCGCCTGCTTTCCGGGGAGGCCCTGCCCGCCCACGGGCACACGGACGCCACCGACGGCGGCGTGCTCGACTACGCCCGGCTGGTGGTCGCGGCCACGGCCCCGCCGGCCCCCACCGCCCCGGCGGACGCCTTCTGGCTCAACCCCACGGAGGCGGCCTAGATGCCCTCCCGCATCCTGCGCCTGTGGAACCCGACCGCGGCCGCCTGGGAGGAGGTGGGCGACAGCCGGCTGAGCACCCACCTGGCCGCCGCCGACCCGCACCCCGGCTACCTGCTGGAGAGCCTGCTCGACGCCAAGGGCGACCTGCTCGCCGCGAGCGGGGACAACGCCCCGGCCCGGCTGGCCGTGGGCGCCACCGGCCAGGTGCTCACCGCGGACAGCGCCCAGCCACTGGGGGTCAAGTGGGCCGACGCCCCCGCCGGGGGCGGGACGGCCGAGGTGACCATCACCACCGACGCGTCGCTGACGGCGGTGGAGAGCCCGGCCAACACCTTCGCCCTGACGGCCCGGCTCTCCCCCGACGCGGGCAACGCGCTGGCCCTGCGGGGCAACGGCCTCTACGCCACCGACACCGCCGGCAGCGGGGGCGGGGGCCTCGACCAGGCCACCGCGGACGCGCTGTACGTCAACGTGCTGGGCGACACCATGACCGGCCCGCTCACCGCCCAGGGCACGGGCGTGGACAGCGGGGGCGCCCTGCGGGTGGTCAGCCCGGCCGTGGTGCCGGCCGACGTCCGCGTCTACGGCGCGGGGAGCGCGACCTACAACCCGGCGGCCGCCGTGGGGGGCAGCGTCGAGTACGGCGTGCGCTTCACCCCGACCAACGGGATGTACCTGGTGGCCGTCCGCTGGTACCGGCCGAACACCAGCATCGTGGCGCCGACGTCGGTGCGCCTGTGGGACAGCACGGCCACCGGCGCCGCCGTCTGGAGCCTGACCACGCCGGCCGCCTGGACGGACACCGTGGTGGGGTGGAAGGAGCACCGGCTGGCCCCCGGGACGGAGCCGGTGCTGGTGGGCGGCCGGCTGTACGCCCTGTCCTACACCGCCTCGGCCTCCACCCAGTTCCGGCACTCGAGCTACACGCCCGTGCCGGACGCCGGGGTGACCTTCACCACCCACGTCAACGGGACGTCCGGGGCCTACCCGACCACCACGGGGGCCAACGCGTTCGGCATCGACCCGGTGACCCGCACGGGGCTGGGCACGAACGCGCCGGCGGCCAGCGGGGCCCTCCGGTTGCCCAACGGCAGCGCCGGCCGGATCGCCTGGCGCAACGTCGGGGACACCGCCGACCTGCCCCTGGCGGTCAACGCCAGCGACGAGCTGACCTTCAACGGGGTCCCCCTCGGCACCGGGGGCGGGGGCGGGCTGGCCACCGACCCACTGGCGGACGCCAAGGGCGACCTGTTCGCCGCCAGCGGCCCGGACGCGGTCGGGCGCCTGGCCCTGGGCACCGACGCCTACGTGCTGACGGCGGACAGCACGCAGGCGCTGGGCGTGCGGTGGGCGCCGGCGCCGGGGTCGGCCGGGGGCCTGCCCACCACGGGCGGCACCATGACCGGGAGCATCCTGGTCGGCACGACCAACACCATCGACCTGGGGGCGACGGCGGCCCGGTGGCGCAAGCTCTGGGCGGTGGACGGGGAGTTCACGAACGCGCCCACGGTGGGGGGCGTGGCCCTGCCGACCGCGGCGGGGGTCGCGGCGACCTACCTGGCCCTCGCCGGGGGCACCCTCACCGGCGACCTCGTGCTCTCCGCGGCCACCCCCGCGGTGTCCCTCAAGCAGGCGGCGGACACCCAGCCCCGGAGCCGGTTGACGGACACCGCGCTCGCCTTCGGCCCGGGGGGCACCACCGCGCCGGACGCCACCCTGCAGCGGACGGGGGCGGGGGCGCTGACCGTGAGCGGCGGCGGCGACGCCGCGGCGGCCGTCAGCGCCGGGACGACCGCGACGACCGCGAGCGTCCTCTGGCAGAAAGCGGGGTCGGGCCGCTGGCTGCTCCAGACGGTGGGCGACCCCGCCGGCAGCCCGCTGATCCTCTACGACTACGGGGCGACCGGGGCGGGCTTCACGGAGCGGGCGCGGTGGGCGCACACCGGGACGCTCAGCCTGAACCCGGACGCGGGCCAGCCCGCGGTCGCGGTGACGCCCCTCGGGCTGACCCTGGGCCCGGGGGGGACGGCGGGCTCCAGCCGGGTGGCCGTCGGGGCCAGCGTGCCCCTGGAGCTGTACGGCTGGCAGGTGCTCCCCGGCGGGACGGACGCGGCCATCCCGCTGGGGGAGCCGGCCCACCGCTGGAACGCCGTCTACGCCAGCAACGGCACCATCCAGACCTCCGCGGCCGAGGCGAAGCAGGCCATCACCCCCCTCGACCCGGCAACGGCCCTGGCGGCCGTCCTGGCGACCGACCCGGTGGTGTTCGAGTACACGCCGCCCGAGCGCGCCGCCGAGTGGTACGAGCTGCCGGACGACCCGGAGCAGGCGGAGGCGGTGCTCCACCAGCGCCTGACCAGCGCCCCGCTGGAGGCCGCGGCGCGGCACCAGGCCGGGTTCGTCTTGTCCTCCCCCGACTACGCCACCGACCCCCTCTTCGAGACGGGGGCGGGGCAGAGCAACGCCGCCAACAGCGTGGGGGTGCTCATCGGCGCCATCCACGCCCTCGAGCGCCGCCTCGCCGCGCTGGAAGGAGCCTAGACCATGGCCGCATCGTCCCCGCCCCAGGTCGGCGTGCCGATCGACAAGGCCAGCATCAACGCGAAACTGGGGGCCGCGTCGTCCAGCCTGAAGAAATCCACGGTGCAGCTCGCCGACCTGAACGACTGGGCGGCGGCGTACACCGCCGAGCAGCTCAGCGACCTGTTCGGGTTCACGCCGGAGGAGGCGACGCTCATCAAGAGCGCCCTGGCCGAGGTGCCCCCGCTGGTCGACCTCGTCGACAACCTCGCCTTCCTGTCCCGCACGTGGGGGGCCTAGTGGAGCCCGCCCCCCGCCCGGGCGAACCGGAGAAGCTGCTGCTGCCGGCGGGGGCCGTCCAGTACCTGCTGGCGGTGGCCCTGCGCACCGAGCTGGGGGGCGCGTGGTGGGACGGCTTCCGCACCGCCCACGGGGCGCCGTCCTGGCTGACCCCCGGGCGCTTCCGGGTGGCCACGGACGACGCCCGCCTGCTGCCGCTGGGAGAGGACGCCTGACGCAATGCAGAGCGTGACCGTCGCCACCACCGTGCGGGTGGGCAACCACCTGCTGACCGCCGCCGAGCAGACCGCCGGCGCGCCCCAGCGCCTGCCCTTCGTGGACGCGGACGGCGCCCCCGTCGACCCCGACGCGGTGGCCCTGGCCCTGACCGCGGCCGACGGGACGACCCGCACCTTCGGCTACCCCGCCGCCGGGCCGGACGACGCCGGCGTGCTCGTCCGGCAGGAGGTGGGGCGCTTCTACACCGACTGGGCGCCGGCCACGCCGGAGGACGGGCTGTGGCGCTGGTACCTCGTGGGGGCCATGAGCCTGGGCGCGAGCCAGAGCGACCAGGACGTGTTCTACGTGCGGCGCGCGATCGCCCCGGGGCCGTGAGCGATGGGCGCGACCCGCCGGCCCTCCCCGGGCCCCCCGACCACGCCGGGCAGCCGTCCGCCCCCGACGGGCGGTGGTGTCCCTACTGCGGGGCCGACCTGGCCAACGTCCCGGAGCGCCAGGGCCACGAGGACGAGGCCCTCTTCGCCGCCACCGGGCGGCGGCTCAAGGTGGCCCTGGCCGTGGGCTTCGTGCTGGTGTGGCTGGCCGTGAGCCTGTACGACTGGCTCAGCGAGCCCTCGACGCTCGAGGTGCCCGGCTGGTTCAGCGCCCTGGGGGGGCTGATGCTCTTCTACCTGCTGGGGGTGGACCCCATCGGGCTGTGGCGGAGGCGGCGCTGATGAGCCACCCCGGCCCGCACGGCCACACGCCGCCGCCCCCCGGAGTGAAGCAGCCCGGCACCGGCGCGCCGACGCTGACGAACGGGTTCGTCAACGTGCAGGGGCGGCTGTTCGCCCCCCTGCAGGGCGTGAACCCGGCGGACGTCTTGCAGGGCGGGTACGGCTGGCTGGACGCCACCGACGGCGGCGCCACGCTGCACCCCGGGGCCGACCTGAATAGCGGCGGGTCGTGCAACGCCGACGAGGGGCTGCCGGTGGTGGCCCCGCTCGCCGGGGTGGTGCAGCAGCTGCTGTACTGGGACGGGCGGACGTCCGGCGAGGGCAACCACCTGTGGCTCGAGCTGGATGACCCGGTGGCCCCCGGCCCGACGTGGTGCCATTTCGATCACCTGCAGGCGTTCGCCGTGGGCCCGGGCCAGCGGGTCACCCCCGGCCAGCTGCTCGGGTACTGCGGCCGCTCGGGCGGCTGGGACTGCGCCCACCTGCACCTCGAGCTGCTGCCGGCGGCGCCGGCGCAGGGCTACTGGCAGTGGCCCTACGGCTGGTCGCAGGCGCAGGTGGAGGCGGCGTACTACTGGCCCCGGGCGTGGTGGGACGCGGCCGTGGCGAAGGTGGGGCAGGCGCCCCCGGAGATAGTCAGCATGATCCTGAGCGGGGCCCAGGCGGCGGCGGTGCAGGCGGTGGTCTGGGAGAGCTACTGGGAGCCGGCGGCGGCCGACTTCGCCATCCCCACCGCGTGGCGGGACGAGTGGCGCCGGGGCGTCTGGCGGGGCGCCCCGCTCTCCAGCGAGCAGCTGGTGCCGGAGGACGCGGCGGAGGGCAAGCCCGCGGGCTCCTGGCAGCTGTTCCAGTACGGCGCCGCCGTGTGGCTGCCGGGGCAGTCCGTGAGCTGGAACGGGTAGGGAGGGACGGACGTGATCACCACCGGGCCCCGGCTCATCTGCTTGCTCATCGCCGCGATCCTGTTCGCGGTGGCGGCGCTCTGGACGCCCCCGGCCCCGCCCCGCTTCAGCCTGACCAACGCCGGCCTATTCTTCTTCGTCGCCGGGTGGCTCTTCGCCGGGTGAGGCGCCCCACGGCCGACGACGGGTGGCTCCTCGCCGGCTACGTCGTCTGGTTCGCCCTCATCTACTCGATCTGGCAGGTCGTCGCGCACCTGCCCCGCGTGCGGTTTCGCTTTTATGCGTAATCAAAACCGCTGCCACGCCGCCGCGATGTGGGCGCAGGAGCGGGCGAAGGCCCGGTAGAGCATGTCCGGCCCCGCCGGCTCCCCGGCCGCCCGCGACGCCCAGCGGCGCCCGTCCCAGAACGTCCCCCGGCGGGCGGCGACGAGGTGGCTGTTCCCGTCGACGGAGACGACGCCCGACCCGAGGTGGGCATAGAGCCAGAGCTGGCGGCTGGGAGAACCGCCCAGGAGGTGGACGCGCCGGCCCCGGTACTCCCAGAACGGCGCCTGCGTGGCCCCGAACCGGGTCGGGACGGAGAGCCCCAGCACGTACTCCGGCGGCACCGCCTCGGCCAAGCCCGACGCCTTCGGCACCACGATTATCTCCTCGATGCCCTCGGCGCGCAGGATGCGGGCCTGCCCGAGCACCCGCTCCAGTTCATCGGGCGTCTCGGCGTCCCCGGCGACGGCGAAGCGGGGGCGCCACCGCCGGCACCGCTCCAGGTGCGCCGGGAAGTCCGGCCGGCGCCAGTCCAGGTCGAGGAAGGCCGGGGGGTAGTACGGGGCCTGCGTCCCCCGCACGCCGTAGAGGAACCCGGCCTCCACCGCGATCCGCGCCAGCCGCGGGTTGCCGTCCATAACGAACACTAGGGAGACCATTGCCACACGTTCAGGGGGCGCCGCTTGCCGGGCTGGATAGCCACCAGGATGCCCCCACAGCGGGCGTAGAAGCCGTTCGCGGGTAGATCCCAGGGGCAGCGCAGCCGCAGCGGTCGGGGCACCGCAGCGAGCAATTCCCGGCCGGTGCCGGGCGCCTCGCTCACCAGCTCGTACACCGTCTGCCAGCCGTCCCGCCGGGCGTGCCAGCGGCAGAACCCGGACGCGCCCACGCCCACCAGCAGCTCGCCCCGCCCGATCGCCTCGGCCAGCGCCGGACGGAGCACGAAGCCGACCTCGCGCCGGTGCCGGTCGGCCATGCGCTTGACCCAGTCGAGGTCGCTGCGGGTGGCGGGCCGCACGGTACAGCGTTTCATGCGGGTTACTGCGAGTTATCGCTCGTCGGCACCGGGTAGTCCCACGGGCACGCCTCGCACTCGATGCAGCGGGTGACCAACTCGTCGTTTGGCCCTTCGAAGGAGCCGTACCACTGGTCGTCGGCCCCGCAGCGGGGGCACGGGTGGGGGTACCCCTCTCCCCCGCGGTCGATGCCGACGGCGGGCGGCGGGAGCGGGGGCAACGGCGGCGGCGGCCCGGCTCCCGGTTGCCGCCGCCCGTGCGCCACCGACCGGCTGCCTTTCGCGTCCTTCTTCCGACTCATGTCCTGTGCCCTCCGAGTCGAGTCAACGCGCGTGATGGTCGCCGGAAGTCCACGCACTCTACGTGCGGTCACTTCGCATGACGTTGCTGGTCGCGCCGGATCAGCGAGCGCATCACGAGCAGCGCACCGGTCGCGGCCGCCACGGCGAGCGGCCACCACCCCAGCACCCCGGCGACCACGACCACCGGCGCCGCCAGGAGCCAGGGTGCCGGATAGAACACCCACGCGCGGCCACTTCGGGGCGGCCGCTGTCGCTCCTGGCCCATCTGGAACCCCATTTCTTGTGTTTTAAGTGCCGTTAAAGCTCATGCGAGCGCCCCCGTCCGCAGGGACGCCGTCAGCAGGCCGAGGAGGAAGCCGAGCACGACCAGCGCCAGGGAGTAGCCCAGGAGCCGGACGAGCGAGAAGGTATACATGCCGATCTGGAGCCCCGCCTATCGCTCGTACTGCGGGCCGAGCCGGGAGAGCAGTGTCGTCGCTTGGTCGAGCGCCGCTTTCGTGTCCGCATAGTCGCCGGTGTGCATCCCGTCGGCCATCCGGCGCAGCGCGGCGTACAGCTCCCGCGCCTCCCCCTGGACGCGCTCGAACTCCGACTCGGCCGCGTCGATCTCCGTACTGAGCGCCGCGATCCGATCCAGCAGTGCCTGCTTCGCAGCGGGCGAGATGGACATCTCCGCCTCCTCCCGCCGCTGCCGGTTGATGCGATCCTGCGCCTTCCGCAGCTCCACCGTCTCAAGCGTCTGCCGTGCCGCCCGGTCGAGCGCCGCCGCCGTCTTGCTGTCCATCTGGAACCCCGTTTCTTGCGTGCTGATTGCCGTACCCGGCCAAGGCATAGGCGCGCTCCTCGCTCGCCCCTTGGTATGCCCACGTCTGGCGCTTGGTGTTCCATACCCGCCAGGGGAAGCCGCCGGGCTCCCCCGGACGCACCACGTAGGTCGGCTCGGCCGCTCCCGCGTCCTCCGGGAGCAACCAGCCCTGCTCGACCGCTTCGGCCGCCGTCTGCTCCAGCGTGGCCCACGGCGTGACGGAGGCCCAGCGGAGCAGCCGGAACAGGCCCGCCTCAGTGACGCGGTACGTCTTCACCGTTCCACCGCTTCCGGCAGCCGGAAACCGCTCCGAAACTCGGTGGCGTGGCATCGCCGCTTGCCGTCCTCCGGCCGCAGATACCACCCGCCCGGCATCCAGTCGCTCAGGGTGTGCCCGAGCCCGGCCGGCTCGTAGGTGATGTAGTGCGTCGGGGCGCGTCCGCCGCGGGCGCCGGCGGGCTTCCACACGTCCACCACCCGCACCGACCGCCCCGCGCACTCGTACTCCTGGCCGACCTCAATCGGCATCGCCCCGCTCATCTTGTGCTCCTGGTTAGCTGGCGTGATGGGGCAGCGGCTCGTAGATCGTCTGCCAGCCGGGGTCGCTGCCCCACAGCGGCGCCGGACGGACGGGGGTATGCCGGTCACACTGATAGGCGTGGTAGCCGGCCGGCGTGATGCGCTTGCTCCGGTGGGTGGCCGATGCCCCGCAGGAGAAACAGCGCGGATCGGCGGCGTTCTTGGCATCGATCTGATCTGGGGTCATCTGGAACCTCGAATTATGATGCGCACGGTAAGGCGGAGTATGTTCGCTGCCTACTTCGCGCTGGAGCGCGCCTCGAGCCGGCGCTTCAGCTCCTGCGACTTCGCAACGAGGGCCGCCAGCGGGGCCCGCTCCGGGGGCACGGCGTCCACCTCGCCCATGCCCAGCCCGGCGGCCGTCGCCTCCTCCACCCGCTTCGCGTAGATCGCCAGCACCTCGGCGCGGGAGTAGGGCTTGCCGGCGATGAGGATGTGCTCGGCGGCCCCCGGCGCGGGCGCCGGCTGGCCCCAGGACGGCGCAGGCGGGGCCTTCGGCGCCGCGGCGGGGGTGCGCTCGTCGGCGGGCGGTTCCGCCCCGCCCTGGCCCAATTCCTCGAGCGCGGTGAGCCCGACCCCGAGGAGGTGGCGCAGGGAACGCGCCACGGCCCGCGTCTCCGCCATGCGCAGGCAGTGGATGGCCACCATCCGCCCCACGTTCGCCGGGCTGGCGTCCCCGATGCCCGTGGCGGTGCGCAGGACGTGCCCCGTCTCCGGGTCGAAGACGGTCACCTTCGCGGTGACCACCGCCGTCTGCGCGTTCTCCGCCGTGGGCAGCTGCACGATCTCCGTGGCCAGGTCGTAGAACCCGCGGGAGAGCTGCACCAGGCCGTGCAGGAGCCCGTCGCTCAAGACGTACTCCCGCCCCTGCTGCGTGATGACGTACTCCCGGGGGATCGCCAGCTCCCCGAAGGCGAAGTCCTCCTCAGCGGCCATCCTTGGTTCCTCCCCGGCGCACGATACCGCCGCAGCGCACCAGCTCCCGCGCCAACTCCTCAATGGAGACCTCTTTGCCCTCGACGCGGCAGGTGAGGACGACCTCCCGGCGGGGCTGCGGCTTCGTGTTCTTCACCCTCCTATTGTACCAGGAAAGTGGTGTCACTGTGCCACTAATAGTGGTAGACTGGAACCGACGTGCTACCGCAGCGGTTGTAGACTGCGGGCATGCCGAAAGGAACGAACGTGGCGATCACCGTCCGCCTCCCCGCCGACGTCCACCGCGACCTGGCCGAGCTCGCCCGCGAGCAGCGCCGCAGCCTCAACACCGCCATCATCGTGGCCGCCGAGCGGTACATCCGGCAGATGCGTGCGCGGCAGCCGAAGGAGGCGCCGGATGGCCGCTGAGCCCGGCCCCGGCCGGCGCGGGGACGCCTACCTGCGCAAGTCCCCCGGCTCCAGCGCCAGCAAGACGGAGATCAGCCTGGAGCGCCAGCTGGACGACATCAAGGCCCGCATGGAGGCGGACGGCGTCACGCTCGGGATGATCCACGAGGACGTCCACCCCCGCTGGGAGCTCTGGGAGCGCCCGGCCCTCTCGGCCCTGCGCGAGCGGATCAAGGACGGGCTGGTGGACGTGGTGTACGCCTGGGACACGTCTCGTCTGGCGACGGGCATCGAGCACCAGGCGATCCTGCTCGAGGAGGGCGACCGCTTCGGCTGCAGCTACCGCTTCGTGACCGAGCAGGTCGACCGCACCACGCCGCTGGGCAAGGCGGTGTGGTTGATGACGAGCACCTTCAACGAGATCGAGCGCGAGCGCATCCGCGACCGCACCCAAGGAGGCAAGCGCAAGCACCTCGAGCGGGGCAAGATGCTCTTCTACGCCAAACCCAACTACGGCTACCGCTGGGCGAACGCCGCCCACACCTGCTGGGTGGTCGACGCGGACGAGGCGGACGTCGTGCGCGCCGTCTTCCGGGACGTCGTCGGCGGCGCCACCCTGAGCGACGTGGCCCTGCGCCTGACCGGCGCCGGTGTCCCCCCGCCGGGGCGGGCGCAGACCTGGCAGACCTCCACGCTCGCCGAGTGGCTGCACAACCCGGCCTACAAAGGCGCCCCGGCCGTCTACCGCACGGAGCGCGTCCGGCGGGACGGGCGGTGGATCCGGCTGCGCCGTGACCCGGAGCACTGGCTGGCGCTCAACCCGAACAGCGTCCCCGCCCTGGTCGATCCGGAGGACTGGGCGCTGGCCCAACTGGCGCTGACCCGCCACCGCACCCAGGCGCCGCGGGGGATGGCGCCCGACCGGCAGACGGAGTTCCTGCTGCGGGGCGGGCTGGCGACGTGCGCCCACTGTGGGCGCCCCCTGCACGCCCTCACCGTGCCCCGGAAGCGCGACTACGCTCCCGAGAAGGTCATCTACCGCACCTACGCCTGCGCCAGCGTCTCCCGGAAGCGGGCGCAGAAGGTCGCCGGCGCGGACGACGGCTTCCCCGCTTGCCCCAGCCCGGTGCGCGTCCGCGCGGAGGCCCTCGACCTGGCGGTGTGGCGCGGCGTGCTCGAGCACCTGCAGAGCCCCCCGCCGGCGGACGGCGGGGCGGCCGAGGCGGCCCGCGCCCAGCGGGAACACGCCGACGCCGCGAGGGCCGTCCGGGCGGCCGAGCGCGTGATGGCCAACACCGCCACCGAGCTCGTGCTGGCCGAGACCGACGAGGAGCGCGAGACGCTGCGGGGCCTCCAGCGGACCCAGGCGGCCGTGCTGCGCGCGGCGCGGGGCCGGCACGAGAAGGCGGTCCGCGACCTCGCCGCCGTGGCGCAGGCGCGGGAGCAGGCGCTGGCGCTGTTCGTGGCCTTCACCGAGCGGGGGCGCGACCTGGAGGGGCTGATCCCGGGCCGGGTCGGCCTCGTGCAGTACCAGACGATGCGCGCCATCCTGGGCACGAGCGGGGTGGGCGTGGTGGTGTGGCACAAGGACGCGCCCGCCGGGCCGCCCGACCGGGGGGCGGGGCGGTACGCGGTGCGCCCCTACGAGGCCGTGCCGTGGCCGACAGTCTCCGGGAGCAGTTGTGGTCCCGGAAGCAGTACGCCACACTACCCCGACCCGGACCGCCTCGCCCGCCTGGTGCGCGCCCTCGCCGGTTAGCCCACCGTCTTCGGCTCGACCAGGAACACCGCCCCCACGAAGACCGGGGTCGTGCCCGGCCCGGCCACCCGCCCCAGGAGCCCCGCCGGCGCCGGCCCGGGCGCCGCCTCGGGCGCCCCGGCGTCCGGCGCCGCGACCGCCCGCCGGACCGCCTCGAGGCCCGCCTCGGTGCCCACGAACGTCGACCCCGGGCGCGCGTCCTGGGCCGCCCAGACCCCCCGCAGCAGGCTGGCCACGAGGGCCTCCAGGGTCAGGGGCCCGGGCTCCTCCCGCGCCGCCCGGCCCCGCGCCGCCGGGCCCTCGCCGAGGAGGCCGGCCACGCTCTCGTACCCCAGCGCGAGGGCCAGGGCCAGGGCCACCACCGGGTCGGGGCTGGCCGACTGCTGGCGCTCCAGGTTGCTCACCGTGCTGGGGGCCACGTCTGCCCGCGTGGCCAGCTCCAGCCGGTTCCAGCCCCGCGCCTCGCGCGCCGTCTTCAGGCGCTCGGCCAGCCGCGCCGGGTCGACCTCCAGCTGGCGCTTCGCCCGCTCGAGGGGCGACTCGCGCCCGTTCGGCCGGGGGTCGGTGCCCGGGGGCGCCTCGCCGCAGCCCCCGCCCGGGCCGGGGGTCGGTGCCTCGGGCGCCTCTCCCGGCGTCGTGCCCGCCTGCTCGTCCATCACCGCTCCTCCTCGGGTTCGGCCCCGCATCAGCCCGCCTGTTCAGTGTACGCGCGAAAACTCGAAAAATCACCACCACGGTGACGGGGGCCAGATACTAACAACGCTCGGCGGCAATCTGTGATGCAATCAATCTGGTATTACCCCACGCTAGAAACCCTTGACAGGTTTGTCAACAGCGAATATCTTCGGTGAACGCTCAGGGTTCCCTCAAGGTTTTTGGGGGCCGCGGGTCGCCTGCCACGACCGCGGGAGCCGGGTGCGAGGGAGTGCATATGGCAGCGGTGCTCAGCATGGTGCGGCCCGAGATGGGTCGGGCCGCGGGGTCGGAGGCGGACGGCGGCGAGGTCGTGGCGCGCAAGGTGGCCGCGGAGCGGTCGGAGTTCTTGCTGCAGTGCAACGCCGTCCGGCTGCGCCTGCGGCTCAGCTGGAAACGCTGGGCGCTCGACCACGCCGACTGCAGCCCGCAGGAGTGGAGCCGCTTCTGGAACCTCGACCGGGCGATCTCGCGGCGGGTGGTGCAGCGGCTGCTGGTGCTCCACCCGGAGCTGCGCAAGCCCTGGCTGCGCAGCCTGGAGGCGGCGCCCCCGGTGCGCCGGGGGCAGGCCCCCGACCCGGGCGGCTGATGCGCGGCCCTCCCGCCCGTGCGGCGGTAGCCCCTTTTCGGCGGTAGCGCTCCGGCCCCGACGGCCCCACGAGGGAGGTGGGCATGGCCACGGCACGCCCGAAATCGACGCTTGACGCCGCCCAGCAGGCGGAGCACAACTTCTACCGGGTGGTCGACGCCCAGTGCGACGATCTGACCCGGCTTCGGGCGCGCTGGCCCGACCGCACCTCGCCGGAAAGCCAGGGGGCCCTCGACCGGCTGACCGCCCGCGCCGCACCGGACGGGGACGCCGACCGGGCGATCGCCGCGCTCCATGCCGTCTACGGCGGTGCCGCGCGGGTGCCCGGCCCGGTGCGGGCCCGGATGGAGCAGTACGTCCGGGAGCGCATGGGCGGCCGCCCCTGGCCCGAGCGCGACCTCTCGGAGGATCTGAACCGGCCGGCGATCATCCGCAAGGCCGCCCGCCGGCGCCGCGAGGCCCGGGGCTGATGGCTGTCCGGCGGGAGCCGACCGACGCCGAGCTGCGGGCGAAGTACCTGCGCGACACCGAGAACGCCAGGCTCCGCATGCGGGCGTTACGCGCACGGCGGAAGACCGCTTCGCGTAACGCCGAAAATGTTCGCGTAACGAACACCGCTCCCGGCGGGGCCGGTGACGCGAACCCCCCCACACCCCCCGTCGTCTCTTTCTCTCTTACAGAGAGAAAGAAGGTGGAGCACCTGCTGGCCACCTTCGTGGAGCGGGGCTACAAGCACGACCCCCGGTTCTGGGAGCTCGTCCGCGCCCGGTACCCCCACCTCGACCTCGAGCTGGAGGTGCTCAAGCTGGCGGAGTGGCTGGACGAGCCCCGCAACGCCAAGCGCAAGTGCAGCAAGGGCTTCATTTCCAACTGGCTGAGCAAGGCCGACGTCGACCGCCAGCAGCGGGAGGCCCAGGCCCGCACCCTGCCCCCCACCGGGCCGAACGGGCCGGGCCACCCACCCAGGTCGAGCCCGGGGCGGCCGCCCGACCCGGCGCCGGTGCTGCCGGCGGACGCGGTGCTGGAGCGCATCGACCCGGCGGCGGCCGCCCGGCACCTGCTGGACGCCAAGCGGCTCACCCTGCCGGAGAAGCTGGCGGCCATCGCGCGCAACGGGAGGGCCGGCTGATGGCCTGGGACTGGCTGTCCTTCGTCGTCGGGGTGCTGGTGGGGCTGGCCCTCATGTGGATCGCCGCCGTGGTGTCGCAGGTGCGCGAGGCGGACAACGAGGAGCACTTCCGGTGATCCCCCGGCCGCCGGGGGTGTGGTGGGCGCGGACGGGCCCGAAGCCGGGCGACCGGATGTGCGAGGACGCCGGGCACGCCGTCTACGTGCGGACGCAGCGGCGGCAGAAGCGGGGCGCACCGAACGAGTGGGTCCACGTCGACGTGTACGCCTGCGCGGTGTGCTGGCCGGACGGGAGGGAACGATGAGCGATACGCCGGTGGAATGGCGGACGGTGTACGGCACCAAGCTGGTGCTGTTCGTGGACGGGCGAGGGGTGGGCGACTTCTACCAGGCCGGCGACGGGGTGTTCCGGGTGCGGCTGTGGCCCCACTTCCGCTTGCAGGGCGGCTCCGAGCAGCTCGTGCTCTCCAAGCAGCTGGCCGAGGAGACGCTGCTCGAGATGTACCAGTGGCGCAAGCAGGACGAGGCGGCGCAGTGACGGAGTGGGAGCCGCGCGACCGGTTGGTGCTGGCGCTGCCGGACGACTACGAGGTGCCCGCGGGGTCACTGGCGCCGACGATGGTGCCATGGGCGACGAAGCAACGGGACATTATCCGGGCCGAGGGCAATATCGATCAGGCGGTTGAACTGACGAAGCGGCTCGCGGCCTTCCAGCGGTACGTCGACGACCGGCAAGGCCGCGATGACCTGGCCGCTGAAGAGCGCCGGACAGAGGTGCTGATCGGTCAATTCCTCGGGAGGGCCCCTGGGCGCGGGCGCGACGAAGAGACCGCGCGCGGTCTCTTGGAGCGGCAGCGGTGTAGGGAATTCCGTCTTATGGCGGAGCACGAGGATTGGGTCGAGCAGTGGCTGACACGAGAGGATCGCGTCGTGTCCCGGCGCCAACTGCTGGACATGATCGACCGGCGACTGGCCCGCAGGCCGGCCGGCGACGAGGCGACCGAGGCGGAAGCGGAGACGCAGTGGTACCGGGTGCTCGAGGGCGATTGCTTCTCGTTCGATGCCGAGTTCTCCGCCGACCCGGTCGACTTCATCATCACCGACGCGCCCTACATCGCTGACGTGGGGGCCATCGATCTCTGCGAGCGCCTGGCGCAGCATGCGCCGCGGTGGCTGAAGCCGGACGGGTCGCTCCTGCTGATGATGGGCCAGATGTACCTCCCGGAGGTGGTGCGCCGGGTGGCGCCGCACCTCCACTACCGCTGGACGCTTGCGTATCTGACGCCCGGCGGCCAGGCCGTGCAGATCTGGCCGCATCAGGTCAACACCTTCTGGAAGCCGGTCTTCTGGTTCACGAACGGCGGCGGTCGCTACCGCGGTGGGTGGCGCGGGGACGCCTCGACGGGCGAGGGCGAATGGCTGGCGGCCATGGGTTCGGACCTGACGGCGAGCACCGAGAACGACAAGCGGGACCACGCCTGGGGCCAGAGCGAGGGCGGCATGGTCGACCTGCTCGACCGCTTCGTCTCGCCCGGAGAGACCGTGCTCGACCCCTTCATGGGCGCGGGCACCACCGGGGTGGCGGCGCTGCGGTTGGGCTGCCGGTTCCTGGGCGTGGACATCAAGGCGGAGAACGTGCGGATCGCGGCCGAACGGCTGGCGCAGGAGTGCGACGGTGCTGGAGCAGCAGGTGCGGGCGGAGCGGACGGGCTGGCGGGATCTGGCGTTGAGTGAGCGCCACCGCCGGTGGGGGATGGACTGCCCGATGGTCGACGTGGACTTCCTGGCCGTGGAGTACGACCGGGGGCTGCCGAAAGCCATCGTGGAGTACAAGGAGGCGCACGCCCAGAAGCAGTGGTCGCTGCACCCCAGCTTCAAGGCGCTGCAGATCCTCGGGACGCGGGCCAACCTGCCCGTCTTCGCGGTGCGGTACGCCAGCGACTTCTCCTGTTTCCGGGTGACGGCGCTGAACGCGGCGGCGAAGGCGCACGTCCCGCGCGCCACGGACTTCAGCGAGTACGGGTACGTGGCGCTGCTCTACCGCGTCCGGGGGCGGGCGATGCCCGACGGTCTGCCGCTCCAGACCGCGGAGCCGGTGGGATGACCATCCGCTACCGGCGGGTGGGGCTGAAGATCGAGCGGGTGCCGGCCGACGAGGTCGGCGCGGCGGCGACCCGGGTGGCCCTCCAGGCGGAGATCGAGGCGGCTGGCCGACCGGACGGACGACCTCCGGGTGCGGCTCAACAAGTTCGCCCGGGAGACCCGGCACCGCATCGCCCTGCGCCAGCGCCTGTTCCCCCGCACGGTGCTGGCCGAGCAGTCGGCACCGGCGCCGGTGGGGGGGGCGGCGCCCCGGGAGGTGCGCCTGGCCCGCACGGTGGCGGCGGTGTCGCAGCGGGAACTGGCCGCGCAGTTGGGCGTCCACCGCTCCAGCATCGCCGAGGCGGAGCGGGGGGCGCGGACGGCCAGCCCCCGGCTCACGGCGTGGACGCAGGGGGTCCTGCGCGCCCACGGGACCGCGAAGGGAGGGAACCCATCCCATGCGCACGAAGACGAGGCCCCGCCCGCACCTTGAGGCCGTGCCCGCCCCGGACGGCCCCTGCTGCGCCGCCGCGGCGCAGAAAGAGGGCGCCCTGCTGCACCTGCAGATCGCGCTGCGCACCTACTCCTGCGGGCTGCCGGTGGACTGGTCGCACGTCGCCGTGCGGATGGGCCAGACCCTGCTCGCGGTGGACGCCGACGAGGCCGGGGAGCGGGCGCGGTGAGGGCGGGAGCGAAGGGCTGGCTGCTGGCGCTGGGGCTGCTGGCGGCGGTGGCCGTGCCGTCGGATACCCCGCCGGCGGACGCCTCCCCCACGGGGGTGGACGCCATCGAGTACGGGATCGCGCAGGGGCTGCCCCGGGCCTGGGCGTACCGGGTGGCCTGGTGCGAGAGCAGGTACGACCCGGGCGCCTACAACCGCTGGTCGGGCGCGTCCGGGCTGTACCAGTTCCTCCCCACGACCTGGCGGAACACGCCGCAGGGGCGGGCGGGGTTGTCCCCCTTCGACCCCTACGCCAACGCCGAGGCGGCGGCGTGGCTGTACCGGGTCGGCGGCCCGGGTCACTGGGCATGTCGCTGATGGACGCCCCGGGGTTGCTGTGCTGCGACTTCGGCTCGGACACCCTGCGCCGCTACCGAGAGCCCCCGCCGTACGCCTACACCGACCACCTGGGCTTCCGCTACCGGCTGTGCGCGCGGCACCACGCCGGTTTCGTGGCCGCCCTGGAGCGCATCAGCCAGGCGGGCCGGGAGGGCGGGCGCCACCCGGTGGCCCGGGGGCGCGTGCTGCGGCGTATCCTTGCGGAAGAGTCGGTCGAGGATGCCCGGGTTGACGGCCGCTGAGCACCGGCTGGCCCAGCGGGAGGCGCGCACCTTCCGCAACGCCTGGGCCCGGCGCTGGCTGCGCACCCACGCCGAAGCCGTCGCCTGGTGCGAGGCCCTGGGCGCCACCCGCCGCACCGCCGAGGCGAACGGGCAGCTGTGGTACATCGTGACCGTGCCCGGCTTCACCCGCTGCCCCGGCTACGGGCGCACCCTGCCGCAGGCCGTGGAAGCCCTGGACGCCAACATCGCCAACTTCTGCGACCACGGGTCTACGAAAGGCCCCGGCGGGGCGAACATCGGCCCCCTGTGCGAGCGACGGCGTATCCTGAGGGCGAGGACGTAGGGGACGGATGAGCCTGGCCGCGCCGGAGACTGAGAACAGTCTCGTAACAGTCTCGGAGCGCAAGCCCTGGCAGTTCAAGCCGGGGACGTCCCCCAACCCGGGCGGGCGGCCCAAGAGCCTGTCTTCGCTGGTGCGGGAGCAGACGAAGGACGGGCAGGAGCTCGTGCGCTTCATGCTCGGCGTCCTCCGGGGCCGCAAGACGCCGCTGCGCTACCGCCTGGAGGCCGCCGCCTGGCTGGCCGACCGGGGCTTCGGGAGGGTCGCTCAGCCCATCACCGGCGAGGAGGGCGGGCCGCTGCGCTTCACCCTGGTGCTGTCGGCGGCCGGGGCGCCGGTCGAGGACGAGGATGGGCGCGGCGGCGGCTGAGGCGTCCGCGCCCCGGGTCGCCGTCTACGAGCGCCCCGCGCTGTACCCCCAGCAGGAGGCGGCGCTCTTCAACCCCGCGCGGTACGCCCTCGTGGAGGCCAGCTCCAAGAGCGGCAAGACGGTGGGCTCGATGGCCTGGCTGCTCGAGGAGGCGCTCGTCCACCGGGGCGGCCCGGGGCGCCAGTTCTGGTGGATCGCCCCGGTGTACGCCCAGGCCCGCATCCCGTTCCGGCGGATGAAGCGGGGCCTGCCGCCGGCGGCCTACGTGGCCAACGACGGCGAGCTCACCCTCACCCTCCCCAACGGCTCGGTGCTGGCGTTCAAGGGGGGCGACCACGCCGACAGCCTCTACGGGGACGACGTCTGGGCGGCGGTGGTCGACGAGGCGAGCCGGGTCAAGGAGGAGAGCTGGCACGCCCTGCGCTCGACCCTGACCCACACCCGGGGCCCGGTGCGCCTCATCGGCAACGTCAAGGGGCGCCGCAACTGGTTCTACCAGCTCTCCCGGCGGGCCGAGGCCGGGGAGCCGGGCATGAGCTACGCCCGGATCACGGCCCACGACGCGGTGGGCGCCGGCGTGCTGAGCCGGGACGAGATCGAGGACGCCCGGCGCACCCTGCCCGAGGCCGTCTTCCGGGAGCTCTACCTGGCCGAGCCCAGCGACGACGAGGGCAACCCGTTTGGGCTGGACGCCATCCGCCGCCAGGGGGCGCCCATCACCGCCGGCGCCCCCGTCGCGTTCGGCGTCGACCTGGCCAAGAGCGTGGACTGGACGGTGGTGGTGGGGCTCGACGCCCAGGGGCGCTGCTGCCGCTTCGAGCGCTTCCGGGCCCCGTGGGACGAGACCACCGCCCGCGTGCTGCGGGCGCTGGGCCGCACGCCCGCCCTCTGCGACGCCACGGGCGTGGGCGACCCGATCGTGGAGCGCCTGCAGCGCAGCGGGGCGAACGTGGAGGGCTTCCTCTTCAGCAGCCCGAGCAAGCAGTCCTTGATGGAGGGGCTGGCGGTGGCCATCCAGCAGGGCGAGGTCACCTACCCGCCCGGGCCGATCGTTTCGGAGCTGGAGGCCTTCGAGTACGAGTACACCCGTACGGGCGTGCGCTACCGGGTCGCCGAGGGGCTGCACGACGACTGCGTCTGCGCCCTGGCGCTGGCGGTACGCTGTCGGGGACAGGGGGGCACGACGCAGTTCTTCTGATGGAGACCGTATGACGTCCGCACCGCGCCTGCTGCCCCCCGACTGGCGCCGCGACCCGGTCGCCGCCGGCATCCTGCTCTCCCGCGCCGCCCCGCCGCTGCCGCCCGCCGAGCGCAAGGAGCTGCCCCCCTTCTGGCCGGGGGTGCCGCCGCAGCCGGGGCCGGGCCTCTACCAGCGCTTCCTGCCCGACTCGCTCCCCACCTGGGTGCCGGCCGCCCCCAGCAGCGCCGGCGCCGCGGCCAACAGCGCCGTCTTCGCCTGCCTGAACGTGATCTGCACGGCGTTCCCGGAGCCGCCCCTGCGGGTCTTCCGCCGGCAGACGATGGGTGAGCCCAAGTTCCTGCCCGAGCACCCGCTCCAGGGGCTGCTCGAGCGCCCCAACCCGTTCCACTCCGTCTCGGAGCTGTGGTACTGGGTGGAGTTCGCCAAGCACGTCCACGGCAACGCCTACCTCGAGAAGGTGCGCGCCGGCGACCCGGCCGGGGGCAACGTGGTGGAGCTGTGGCCGCTCTCCCCCACCCGGGTGCAGCCGATCACCACGCCCGAGGACCGGCGGGCGGGGGTGTTCATCTCCTGGTACGAGTACGAGACGGAGCCGGGCAAGCGGCGCCGGCTGCGCCCGGAGGACGTGATCCACTTCCGGCTGGGGCTGGAGGACGCCGACCACCGGCTGGGCTGCTCGCCCCTGCGGCGCCTGCTGCAGGAGGTGGCCAGCGACGACGAGACCACGCGGTTCATGCTGGCCCTGCTGGCCAACTTCGCGGTCCCCGGGCTGATCGTCACCACGCCCGACCGCACGCTCTCCCAGGAGGACGCCGACCGGCTCAAGCAGAACATCGCCACCCGCTTCAGCGGCGACAGCCGGGGCACCGTGGGCGTGCTCAACAACGGGGCGACCGCCGCCCAGTTCGGCTTCTCCCCCGAGCAGCTGGACCTCAAGGCCCTGCACCGGGTGCCCGAGGAGCGCATCTCGGCGGTCATGGGGGTGCCGGCCATCGTCGCCGGCCTGGGCGCCGGGCTCGACCGGAGCACGTACAGCAACGTCCGGGAGGCCCGGGAGATGTTCACCGAGACGAAGCTGGTGCCGCTGTGGAACGACGACGCCGGCACCGTCAACCTCCAGCTGCTGCCCGACTTCGACACCAACCGGCGCACCTTCTGCAAGTTCGACCTCACGGACGTCCGCGCGCTGCAGGAGGACGAGGACAAGAAGTACGCCCGGCTCGACCTGGGCGTGCAGCACAAGTGGATCACCGTCAACGAGGCCCGCCAGGACGTGGGGCTGCCCCCGGTGGAGGGCGGGGACGACCTCACCCCGCCCACGCCCCCGGCGCTGCTCCCCGGCGGGCCGGGGGCGCTGCCGGACGGCCAGGCGGGGCAGCGGCGCCTGCCCCCGCCGGCGGACGGTGCGGCGAAGGCGCTGGCCGACCTGGAGACGAAGGCGGTCGCCGTCCCGGCCCTGCCGGCCATGCTGGACGCGGTGACGGCGATGGCCCAACCCGGCCTGCGCCGGGCGCTGGAGGCGTACTTCGCCGCCCAGCACCGCCGGGTGGTCGACGCCGTGCTGCGGGAGGGGTGACGTGCCGACCGGCGTGGACTGGATCGACTACATCGCTGGGCACCCCGAGCGGCTCCCGCGCACCGGCGGGGTGACGTGGGGCGACGTGCCCCCTGACGAGTATCAGCGGGTGACCCGGAACTGGCGCCGCTGGCAGCGCCGGCGGGGGCGGCGCGGCGCGGCCCGGCCGGTGACGCCGAAGGTGCGTGAACCCGGGGAAGCGGACTAGTGCGCCTCGAGGACGTCTACGACGACGAGGCGGAGCAGGAGGCGCTGGCCGCCATCCTGGACCCCCGCTACGTCGGGATGCTCGCGGCCGCCCACGAGGCGGTGGGCTCCGCGCTGGCCCCGTTCCTGGGCTTCGACGCCGAGGGGTTCCGGCTGGACGACGCGGCGACGCGGGCCCTCCTGGCCGAGTCGGCGGAGCGGGTGGTGCTCATCACCGCCGCCACCCGCGACGCGCTGCGGGCGCAGCTCCGGGAGGGGCAGCGGCGGGGCTACTCCGCGCACGAGGTCGCGTACGGCGTGCCGGCCGAGGGCTACCGGGGCGTCGACCACCTCTTCCGCACCACCTGGAAGGGCCGGGCGGAGACGGTCGCCCGGACGGAGCTCGCCCACGCCCAGAACGTCGCCAGCCTGAACCGCTACGCGGCCACCGGGCTGGTGGAGGCGGTCGAGATCGTCGAGCATAACGACACCGACGCGCCGTGCGCCGCCCGCAACGGGCGGGTCGTGCCCCTCTCGCAGAAGCCGGGCCTGCTGCACCCCAACTGCCAGATGGGGCTGATCCCCCGGGTGCGGACGGACGCCCTCCCATGAGCCTGATCCTGCCCGGTCGGGCGGCGCCCCGGGTGCTCGTGCTGGTGCCGGACGCGAGCGGGTGCGCCGCCTACCGCGCCTTCCAGCCGGTGGCGGAGCTGCAGCGCCAGGGCGCCCCGGTCGGCGCGGTGGAGTGGGGCTGGCACACCGACGCCGACTTGGACAAGATCTTCCTGGCCTTCGACGCGGTGGTGCTGGCCCGGCTGCGCTGGGACGCCCCCTACCGGGAGTTCGGGCGGCGCTGGGTGGGCGCCCTGCACGCCGCCGGCCTGTTCGTGTGGTACGAGGTGGACGACGACCTCTTCAGCCCCTGGATCGTCCGGCAGCAGCTGCGCGGGGGCATCCTCCCGGACGAGAGCCCGGCGGTGAAGGAGCTGCACCGGCGCTCCCGGATCGACGCCCTGCAGCTGTGCGACGGCGTGACCGTCACCAGCCAGCGTCTGGCGACCGTGGTGCGGCAGTACACCGACGCCCCGGTGGAGGTGGTGCCCAACGCGCTGGACCGGCGGCGGTTCAAGGCCGTGCTCGCCCTGGCCGGGCCCCGCACCGTCCCGCCGCTGACGGTCGGCTGGGCCGGCGGCGCGCGCCCGGACGCGGACGTCGAGCCGATGGCCTGGGCGTGGGGCCAGCTGGCGCAGCGCCACCCGGAGGTCACGTTCGTGGTGCAGGGCCACCAGCCCCGGCCCGTCTACGAGCAGGTGCCCCCGCACCGCGTCCGGGCCATCGACTGGCTCCCCCTGGAGGCGTACCCGCTGGGGCTGCGGGAGGTGGACGTCGCCTGCTGCCCCCTGGCGGACGCGCCGTTCAACCGCTGCAAGACCCCGATCAAGGCGTGGGAGGCGGCGGCGTGCGGGTCGGCGGTGGTGGCCTCCCCCACCATCTACGGGCAGACCATCGCCCACGGGGAGGACGGCTACCTCTGCGCCACCAAGGAGGACTGGCTCGGCGCGCTCGAGCGGCTGGTGGCGGACGAAACCGAGCGGCGCCGGGTGGCGCGGAACCTGCGCCGGCGCGTGGCCGCCGAGCACAGCCTGGAGGGGAACGCCTGGCGCTGGCCGGCGGCCTGGAGCCGGCTGGCCGTGCGCGCCCGCGAAGGCCGGCGGGCGGCCTAGATGGGCGACTTCAAGCCGCTGCCGGCGTTCTACCTCGACCCGACGCTGTCGGACGAGGAGCTGCAGACGGTGCTGGTGCGGCAGGCGGAGGCCAAGTACCGCGAGTGCGTGGCCGACCGGGAGGACTGGGAGGCCGAGCTGCGCCGGCTGCGCGACCGCCTGCCCGCGCTCACCACCGCCGCGGAGTGGGCCGCTTTGCGGGACGAGGCCGGGGCGGTCGGGGAGGCGCTGGTGGAGGCCCGGCGGGTGGAGGCCGGGGCGGCGCAGTTCCTCGCCGACGCGCTGGCGGCGCTGGAGAAGTACCGAACGCCCCCGCCCAAGGTCACGCGCCGGCCGCGGCGGCGGCTGAAGCGGCCGGGGGGCGGCGGTGGCTGACCGGGCGTCCGACCTGGCCCTCGTGCGCTACGCCCGGGCCAGCGCCGGCACCGGCGTGGTGGACGGCCGGGTGGTGGAGAAGGCGGTGCGGTGCAGCGGCTGCGGGCAGCGGCTGGCCAACTACGCCGCCCGGCCCTACGAGTTCTACTGCCGGAAGTGCAAGGTCGCGCTCAAGAGCGGCCCGTGATTGACACCCCGACTCCCGGCGGCGTAGAGTAAGCCCACTCCGGTCGCGGTCTGTCGTCGTCGCTGCCGCTCGGTGCCCCTCGTGGCCTAGGCCATAGAGGGGCATCTGCGTTGTCCGAGCCACTCGCCCAGGCGGCCCAGGAATACTCCCTCCCCCTGCCGATCCTCGACCTGAAGGAGGCGCCCGCCGGCGACGGCACCGCGCCCGCCTACGAGGTGGAGGGCTACCTCGCGGCCTTCAACAACCGCGACCTCGGGGGCGACGTCGTCCTGCCGGGCGCGTTCGACGCCAGCCTGGCCGCCGGGCACAAGGTGCGGTTCCTGCGGCAGCACGACCACAGCAAGGTGCTGGGCACGGTCCTCGCCCTGAAGGCGGACGCCCACGGGCTGCACGGCCGCTTCAAGATCTCCCGCACGCCGCTGGGCGAGGAGACCTACCAGCTGCTCAAGGACGGGGCGCTGGACTCCTTCAGCATCGGCTACCTGCCGGACGAGGCGGAGCACAAGGACGGCGGCGTCCGGGAGCTCAAGCAGGTCACCCTCTTGGAGGCGTCGGTCGTCTCCCTGCCGATGAACCCCCGCGCCCTGGTGACCGCCGTCAAGGCGCACCCCAACGGCGCCGCCGACGTGCCCTTCGACGCGCTCTGGCAGCAGCTGCGCGACGCGTTCGTGTCCCTCACCGCCGGCGTCGCGGAGGCGAAAGCCCTGCGGGCCCGGCGCCAGGCCGGCGGGCGGGAGCTCACCGGCCGGCACCTGGAGCAGTTGTCCCGCACCCTGGAGGCCGCGGAAGCCACCCTCACGGAGCTGCGGTCCTTGGCGCAGGCGCCCCCCGCGGGGCCCCCGCAGGCGAAAGCCGCGGGGGCCGACGGCGTGCGCCTGCGCCTCGAGCTGGCCCGGCGCCGCCTCCAGCGCGCCGGCGTCCTGGAGCGACCCGCATGAGCATGACCCCCGCGGAAGCCCGCGCCGAGCTGAAGTCCCTCTACACCCAGGCCGACGAGATCGAGCAGAAGTACCCCGAGGGCGACATCACCAACGGGGAGGACAAGGCCGAGGTCGTCCGCCTGCTCGGCGAGATCGACGGCCTCGAGAAGCGGCTGAACGCCCTGGAAGAGGGCGAGAAGCGCCGCTACCGCATTCAGCAGGGCAAAGACCTCTACAGCCGCCCGGCGACGCGCCCCGACCGGGGCGCCCCCGGGTCCGACTGGAACGGCGGCGGCGGCGGCGTCCTGCTGCCGGGCGACCAGTTCATCCAGTCCGAGGCGTACCGGCAGCACAAGGAGCACGGGCTCTTCAACAACCAGCAGGCCCGCATCGAGTTCACCGTCCCCCTGGTGGAGGGCAGCGACCTCTTCGGCTGGAGCAAGCGGGCCCGGGCGGGCGAGACGAAGGCCCTGGTGTACTCCGGCAGCGCCGTGGGCGGCGCCCTGGTGGCGAACTACGTCCGCCCGGAGGTCGTGGGCATCAACCAGCGCCCGCTGGTGGTGACCGACCTGCTGCCCCACATCCAGACCGGCAGCGACACGGTCGAGTACATCACGGAGACGGTGTGGACGAACAACGCCGCCCCCGTGGCGGAGGCGACGGCCACCACCGGGGCGAGCGGCCTCAAGCCCGAGAGCGTGCTCAACTTCGCCACCAACACGGCGCTGGTGCGCACCATCGCGCACTGGGTGCCGGCCACCAACCGCATGCTGGCGGATGCCCCCCAGGTGCGGGGCTACATCAACACCCGGTTGCTCGGCGGGCTCGACCAGAAGCTGGAAGACCAGATCATCAACGGGGACGGCACGGGCGAGAACCTGCTCGGCATCCTCAGCACCCCCGGCATCCAGACCACGGCCGCGGGCGCCTCGGTGCTGGACGCCATCTGGACGGCGCGCACCCTGATCCGCACCAACGCGCTCGCCATGCCCAACGCGGTGCTCGTGAACCCCACCAACTTCTCGGCGATCCGGCTGGCCCGGGAGAACACCGCCAGCGCGACGCTGGGTAACTACCTGATGGGCCCGCCCTCGACCGTGGGCGAGGTCACCGTCTGGGGCCTGCGGGTGGTGGAGAGCCTCTACGTCCCGGCCGGCACCATCGTCGTCGGCGACTTCGACAGCGCGTCCACCCTCTAC